TTCTTCTAAAAAAGCTTTATACCTTTTCCATATGGTTGAGGAAAGGTTAAACGCTATTAACCCTGATTTAGTTAATTTATACTCATTATTAATGTCTGTAAATGATTTGATGTATTGGGTAATGCCTGATATGGATATGAGAATGGCCGCTGGAGAAGGTGAGAGTTTAGGAGCTGGAAGAGAAGAGTTAGATTTAGAAACAGACCCACCAACAATAAAAGCAGAAGGAGCTTTATTTCCAATACTAGTACATGAAATATTTAAAGGTGTTATGGAATATGTTTCAGCACACGGATTACCATCAGACCCAGAATTTGCTGAAGATGTTATAGGTTTGGAAGATACTTTACCAGCTGAGATTTGGGATTTAAGATTAGGTCCGGTAATTTGGGAAAAGTTTATGGACGCATACCCACAAGAATTAATTACAAATGATGACAGTAGAAGGATACAAAATTATCTTTATTTTAGAATTATTAGTTTAGAAGCTGAACAATTTTTAGATTTAGCAAAAAAAATGTTATCAGGTAGTGACGAAGGCAAGATGTTGGTTAAAAAATTAGTTGATGAAATTGTAGAACAACTAAAAGAAGAAGACTACGAGGAGGCTGTTGGTATTGACACAAACGATGATGATTCTTCTACTATGTTAGCTACCGAACCTAGCGGTTTTACAATAGACGACGTAATTGGTAGTTCAGACGAACCAGAAGAAATGGACGTTGATAATATATTAGATAAAATATCTCGTTCTGGCATGGACTCACTATCTGCGGAAGAAAAAATATTTCTACAAAGTTTAGGTAATTAACCCCCCACCCGTTTATTTTACATAATATTTTACGATATTTATTAGTATGAATAAAGAAGAACTAATATCGGAATATGCAAAATGTTATAAAGATAGTTCCTACGCTATAAGGTCATATCTAGAAACATACGATAACACCCAAAGTAAATACGTACCATTTAAACTTTTTCCAGAACAGGAAATGATGTTAAATAATTTTGAGAAACATAATGAAAATATCACTAAAAAATATAGACAGGCCGGTGTATCAACTGCTACTGCAGCGTGGATTTCAAAACAATTACAATTTGCTTCAAAATCTAAACCGGAAAAAGTACTAATATTAGCAAATAAATTAGATACAGCACAAGAATTAGCCAATAAGATTAGACAATTTTTAAATCAATGGCCTGATTGGGTTAATGTTGGATTTTCAAAAGAAAAAGATTCACAGAGACATTATAAATTAAATAATGGATGTGAAGTTAAAGCGGTAGCGACATCTGTAGATGCGTTAAGGGGTTATACCCCAACAATATTAATATTCGATGAAGCTGCTTATATTGAAGCTGGTGATGATTTATGGGCTGCTTGTATGGCCTCACTATCAACCGGTGGTCAAGTAATTGTTATATCAACACCTAACGGGTATGATAAAATTTACTATGAAATTTATGACCAATCAATTCAAGGAATGAATAATTTTGTAATATCTGAATTACATTGGGAAAACGACCCAAGATTTACTAAAGACTTAGTTTGGATAAAAACAAAAGATATTATTCATTATATGTTGAATAGAGAGGATTATAATGATAGTCTAAATATTCCAGAAAAAGACCAAGATAAATTTAGTAAGTTAATAAGAAAGGGATATAAACCGTATTCTTCTTGGTTTGAATCCATGTGTAAAAAATTAAAATTCGATAGAAGAAAGATATCACAGGAATTGGAAAGTGCTTTTTTAGGTTCTGGTGATAATGTTATACCTATAGAAACTATAGAAAATATAAAAGAAAAAATGATTGAAGAACCTAAAGAAAAATACGCAAGTGGACAACTTTGGGTTTGGGAAGAAGCACAGATAGACCACAAGTATATTATGGGTATAGACGTTTCACGAGGAGATTCTGAAGATTTCACATCTATATGTGTTATTGATTTTGAAGAAAGAAAACAGGTTATGGAATATCTAGGTAAAATCCCACCTGATTTAGCAGCTGATTTAGCGTTTAAATGGGCTAATCTATATAAAGCATACATAGTCATTGATATAACGGGTGGTATGGGTGTAGCAACAGCTAGAAAATTACAAGAATTGGGTTACAGAGATTTATATGTTGAAGGAGCTAACACAGCTGACAAATGGAAGTACAACCCAAAACTATTAGAAAAAATACCAGGTATAAGTTTTAATAATAAGAGAGCACAAATTGTTTCTGCTTTTGAAGAAGCTTTGCGACACGGATTTAACATAAAATCACATAGATTGTTAAATGAATTATACACTTTTGTATTTGTAAATGGAAAACCAAACCACATGAAAGGTAAACATGATGATTTAATAATGGCAATGGCAATGGCGATTTATGTGGGTGAAAGTTCTTTTTCTCAGTTGAAAAAATCTGACGAAATGACAAAGGCTATGTTAAATAGTTGGGTTGGTACTGAAGAAAGTGTTGACGAAAAACCAGTACATTTAAGACCAATAGCAAATAGTTCAACATTAAATCCCCAAGTAAAACCAAATTCCGGTAGTGAACAACTATATAGAGAATATAGTTGGTTATTTGGTGGTAGTAGAAGAAGGTAGAGGTGTGGACTATTTATAATAAAATTAGTATTATTGACATATGGCAGAAAATTTAACTATATTCCAAAGATTAACAAAAGTATTTGGTCCAGACGGACCTAGAAGGGCTGAACCAGCCTACCAACAATACAAGTTCAATAAAGATGATTTATTGAAGACTACCTCTAAAGCACAATTTGAGAAAGAAAAATTAACAGCGCAACAAACAGTTTATTTGTCTAAACAATGGCAAAAAATTGAGAATGAAATATATACACAATCGGTTTACTATGAACCAACTAGACTAGCTTCTTATTATGATTATGAATCTATGGAGTTTACTCCGGAAATTTCAGCAGCTCTTGATATCTACGCTGAGGAATCCACCACACCTTCTACTGAAGGACACATATTGACTATATATTCTGAATCTACAAGAATTAAATCTATATTAGCTGATTTATTTAACAATATTTTAGATGTAAATACAAACTTAGCTATGTGGATTAGAAACACCGCTAAATATGGGGATGACTTTGTTTATTTAAAAATAGACCCAGAGAAAGGTGTTATTGGATGTAACCAATTACCAAATGTTGAGATAGAACGTGTTGAATCAGGTACATACCCAAACGTAAACGTTGAGGGTGACGAAAAAGAAAGAAAAATTAGATTTGTATGGAAAGAAAAAGGTCTTGAGTTTAATTCTTGGGAAATAGCACATTTTAGACTTTTAGGTGACGATAGAAGATTACCATATGGTACTTCTATGTTAGAAAAAGCAAGAAGAACTTGGAAACAACTTATATTGGCAGAAGACGCTATGTTAGTTTATAGAACATCTAGAGCTCCTGAAAGAAGGATATTTAAAATATTTGTAGGTAATATGGACGACCAAGATGTTGAAGCTTACGTACAAAGAGTTGCAAATAAATTTAAAAGGGACCCCGTAGTAGATTCTAGTAATGGACAAGTAGACTTAAGATACAATCAAATGGCTGTGGACCAAGATTTCTTCATACCAGTTAGAGACCAGGGAGCACCTAGTCCTATAGAAACATTACCAGGAGCAACTAATTTAAGTGAGATTGCGGATATAGAATACATACAGAAAAAATTATTAGCGGCTTTAAGAATACCAAAAGCGTTTTTAGGTTTTGAAGAAGTTGTTGGGGAAGGTAAAAATCTAGCTTTATTAGATATTAGATTCGCGAGAACAATAAACAGAATTCAAAAATCTATAGTACAAGAATTAAATAAAATAGCTATAATACATTTATATGTTCTAGGTTTTGAGGAAGAACTAGATAATTTCGCTTTAGGATTAACAAACCCATCAACACAAGCGGAGTTACTTAAATTAGAAGCTTGGCAAACTAAAATAACACTATATAAAGACGCTGTAAGTGACCCAGGTACTGGTATATCACCTACTTCAGCTACTTGGGCTAAGAAACATATATTAGGAATGAGTGATGATGAAATTAAATTAGACTTACAACAACAAAGGTTTGAGAAAGCAATCGCTAAAGAATTAGAGTTAACTTCAGAAATAATTAAGAAAACAGGTGTCTTTAACCAAATAGATAAACTTTATGGTGATATTGAGGATACTGAAAAAGCTGAAGGTGAAGAAGGAGGTCTTTCTGGTGGTATGATGGGTGATGATACAGAAGGAAGTCCACCAATAGAAGCTCCGTCTATGACACCACCACCAATGCCTAGTGTAGATGCGGGTGGTGGAGATGCGGGTGGTGGAGAACCAGAAGCCGCAGCAGAAAGTTTTAAAGTAGAAAAAGACTTACCACTTATATTAGAAAATAAAGGAATTCATTTACCAGATTTTGAATTGATGAGTAAAAAAGCAAATTTAGAGATTGATAAGATTAATAAAGAAATAGATAATTTAGTTAAAGACTAGATATTTATTTTAAAAAGATATGTCTATGAAATCATTTGGTTATTATAAAAATAATATAGATTCTATATTAGAGAGTTGCTACGGAAATAAAAAATTATTTAAAGAAAACTTCCATGTACTTATGGGAGCTTTAAAACTTTCTAAACCTTTTCGCGAGTTTTTTACAGTTTATAATGAAGTTGAACAACGAAAATTTAAAAATAAAGAAGAGTTAACTGAGTATATAAACGAATCAATATACTATCTAAGACCAAAGATTAAATCTATTAAAGGTGTGTGTAATATATTAGAAAGAGTTTTTGGTAAAAGAAAAAACATAATAAAAGAAAATAATAATAACATTTATAGTCATTTAGATTATCTAATTTATAAGAAAGGTGTTAGAAATATAACTAAAAGATTAGATATTAAGAATAACTTAATAGAGTCTGTTATTAATAAGAAATCTAGTAAAAACTTAGGAACAAAACTAAAACCAGAAGTACTAGCCTATACATTATCTGAGAATTATAATAAAGAATTCAAGAGTCTATCAAAAGAAGACAAACAAGTTTTATCGGAGATACTAACTATAAAAGACCAAAATG